GTCGAGAACCGTAACCAAGTAACCCAACAACTACGTGAAGAATTTGCTCAACGCTACGAGCATGACAAACAAGTCATGGTCGAAGCAATTGATCGCATGTTAGGCGATCAATTAAGAGAGGAAATTGAACAGTTTGTCGAAGATCGTAAACAACTAGCTGAAGCGAAAGCAAAAGTTATGGTTGAAAGCAAGAAAAACGCTCGTGTAATGAAGGAATTCATCACACGTCAGTTAGCTGGCGAGATCAAAGACCTACACGAAGATCAAAAATTAATGGCTGAAAAGTTCATTAAGTTGGAACATTTCGTTGTGGAGGCTTTAGCTCAGGAAATCGCTGAGTTCCACACAGATAAGAAAGATTTGGCTGAAACAAAGGTTCGTTTAGTACGCGAAGGACGTCAAGCTCTAAGCAAAGTTAAACAACAATTCATCCAACGTGCCGCTGGACTTGTCGAACATGCCGTTGAAAGAACTCTTAACAAAGAGATCGGACAACTACGTGAAGACATCGAAGCCGCACGCCGTAACGATTTTGGTCGTAAGCTGTTTGAAGCATTCGCACACGAATATCAATCTAGCTATCTAAACGAAAAATCAGAAACAAGTAAATTGCTCAAAGTCATAGACATGAAAGAGTTAGCCCTTGAAACTGCTAAAAATGATGCAGCACAAGCCCGCCAACTCGCAGAAAGCAAGGAACAACAAATTAAGGCACTCGTGGAAAGTAAGCAACGTCAGGAAGTTATGTCTGAACTATTGGCACCTCTAGCAAGAGACCAAAAAGTCATTATGACAGAACTACTTGAAAGTGTTCAAACTTCTAAACTACAGAGTAGTTTCGAAAAATATCTCCCAGCTGTAGTGGCTGGTGAAAAACCACAAAAACGTAAGGCACTAGTAGAGGCAAAAGAAGTAACAGGAAATAAAATTCCTAACAGCGTAAGTAGTAGCGAGACTGATACAAATATTGTAGACATACGTAAGCTCGCTGGTTTAAAAATTTAAGGAGAATTTAAATGTCTGAACTACTCACAGGCCGTTGGAACGAGACCAAGGAAGCCCTATTAGAAGGCCTACAAGGCAACAAGCGTTCAACAATGGCTGTAACTTTAGAAAATACTCGCAAGTATCTAGCAGAAAGTGCCACAGCCGGTGCTACTTCCGCTGGTAACGTTGCTACACTTAACCGCGTGATTCTTCCAGTAATCCGTCGTGTTATGCCAACAGTTATCGCTAACGAATTAGTTGGCGTTCAACCAATGACCGGCCCAGTCGGTCAAATTCACACTCTACGTGTACGTTATGCTGATACATCAAGTGCAGCAGGCGTTGTAGCTGGTGAAGAAGCATTCAGCCCATTCAAGATTGCTGAAGCTTATTCTGGTAACACAAGCACAGGTAAGGCAGCTAACACAGCCGCTCTTGAAGGTGCAGCTGGTAACAGAAGGACAAGCTGGTAAGCGTATGTCCATTCAAATCTTGAAGCAAACTGTCGAGGCTAAGACTCGTAAGTTAAGCGCAAGATGGACATTTGAAGCTGCTCAAGACGCACAAGCCCAACAAGGTATTGACGTTGAAGCAGAAATCATGGCTGCTCTAGCACAAGAAATCACAGCTGAAATCGACCAAGAAGTTCTAGCTTCTTTAGCTTCTTTAGCTGGTACAGCTACTGAAGTTTACGATCAGTCTAACGTATCTGGTACTGCTACATTCGTTGGTGACGAACACGCTGCATTAGCTGTTCAGATCAACCGTGTATCTAACTTGATCGCTCAGCGTACACGTCGTGGCGCTGGTAACTGGGCAGTTGTAAGCCCATTAGCATTGACAATTCTTCAAAGTGCTACAACTTCTGCTTTCGCAAGAACAACAGAAGGTACTTTCGAAGCTCCAACAAACACAAAGTTCGTTGGTACATTGAACAACGCAATGAAGATTTATGTTAACACATATTCTCATGACGATGCTGATATTCTTATCGGTTACAAAGGTTCAAGCGAAGCAGATGCGGCAGCATTCTATTGCCCATATGTTCCTCTAATGAGCTCTGGTGTTGTTTTAGATCCATCAACATTTGAACCAGTCGTATCATTTATGACACGTTATGGTTATGTTGAACTAAGCAACACAGCTTCATCTCTAGGTAACGCCGCTGACTATCTAGGCAAAGTTGCTATTACAGCTTCTGCCGTTAAGTTCAGCTAATCACTTAGTTGATAACAAAAAAATCAAAGGGCTCTTCGGAGCCCTTTTTTTATATTGGCTAAATACTATGTCGACCTACATACGGTAGGTTATTATGCAGAACCCCACTGCGTAGACCTAGAACGTCACTTTTAAAGGAGAAAACAAATGGGACGTCCATTAAACAAAAAATATTTCGGTAACCGCAACATAGGTGTTAACGGTTACGATACAGTAGATTACAATGCGCCAGCTGATGACGATAAGATTGGCGGAGAAGGCATTGCTAGCATTTTATTCAGCAACCCAGGTAACTATATCAATCGTTTACCAACATTTGCTTCATTTAGCGATCCATCATTACCAGACGGTGTAAGAGCACAAACAGTATTACACAGCAGAGCACAAAACGCAACTCCATTATCAGGAGCACGAGGTGGCGGTTATGCTTACGGACAAATTATTACTGACACAAACGGTAGTACATGGCGTGTTACAGCATTAAGAGTAGTGGCTGTTAGTAAAACAGCTAACGGCTCAAACTATGATAATGATAATGATATTGTGTTTGACAGCGCAATAGATGCCAAGTGGACAACAGCATTAACAATGAGTGTTGATACTAATAGCGCAGGCGCATTAGGTAACTTTACAGTTACTCAATACGGTGTATGGACTGGTTCCGGAGCTCCAACCCACGTCATATGTACAACTGCTAATACACGTAACGGCGCAGACCAAAACGCATCTGGCGCTGAGTTTAATTTAGACTATGGTGTTGAAAGTGTTGAACTAGTAGCTAGTGCAGATTATGCTTACGGCACATCATATGCTTATGGTGCCAGCAACGTACAAGTTGGCGCAACGGTACCAGCAGGCGGAACAGGTGTACAATTAGATGTTGGCTTTGGTGCTCATCATATTGTAGTAACTCAGAAAGGTTCAGGTTACATTGGAAGCGAAACAGTTACATTTACAACAACTTCAGGCGGCGGCGAAGTTACAGCAGTTGGTACTTTTGTATTGACTACAGATAGTGGTGCAGTTGGTTCAGCAACTAATCAAGAAAACGCCATTGTTGCGTACGGTTGGGTTGATGGTGCAAGAGAAATTGTTGATATTATCAAACAAACTTCAAGTCGTCGTTATAGATTAAAAGGCGCTGACGGATATGTGCGTTCTGCTATTTTAGTAGCACACTCTTCAAACGCTAATAGTCAAGTTGACGTAACAGCTTACGATAGCGATAACAACCAATACTGGGTAACTAAAATTACTGCTCACAAAGCATTGTTAACTCGTAAAATTAGTGGTAACGGCCAATTCGCAACAGGAACAAATGTTAAATGGACATTTGGAAATGCTGAAGAAGATGTTTCTGTTAAGATACAAAATGCTTAATTGCTATTGAGGTATAGCAAATGTCAAAAATTGTTAGAGTCCAAGACGGTGATTACAAGTTAATAGTAGGATCTAGTACTGCTACTGGAGATATTTTACTGGATACTAATCCGGGAAATCTTTCTGGCGGTAATGGATCCGTTACTATCACAGGTGATCTTATTGTTCAAGGTAATACAACTACCATTGAATCAGAGACTATAACACTTTTAGATCCAATCATTTATGTTAACACTGGTGAAGCAGGCGATGGCGTTAGTACATTAGGACACCTTGCTGGTATCCAAGCAGATAGGGGTACACTAAGTCCTGTTAGTTTCTATTGGGACGAAACATTAGAGCACTATGATTTATCAACAGGCGGAAATGTTTCTGGTACTTTTAAAATTGTAACAGACAGTGACGATAAACTTCAAACGTTAGCACTAGCAGGTATTACTTCTAATAACGGTACACTTGACAATGTTGATTTATTGTTAATGCCAAACGGTTTAGGAGTTATTTCTGTTGAAGGCACTATTGATTACGAAACTCGTATTATCGATTATAGTTTAATCGAAGTTATACTTGAGATGGTAACTGCGGCAAGACATACTAATGTTGCTACTATTGAAGTAGTTGGAGCACATAATTTATTACCAGGCGATCGTGTTAATATTTTCTGTGCTTCCGACGGAACGTTCAATGAAAACTTTGCGATAGTAATTAGTACCCCAACAGATACTATATTCACATATAGTAATATTGGAGCCGACGACCTAACCAAATTAGTTATTGGTGCAGTTAAACCTGACATACTTAAAAACGACGATAGTATTCCTAATATGAAAGCTGTTGCTGACTACGCTATTGCTGCCGCAAGAGGATTAGTTAACAATAAAATTCAAGAAGATGCTACGAAAGTTCAAGTATATGGATACAATACTAGTGGTGTTGACAAAATAGAATTTGAAATTGATGGAGATAGAAGAGCCGTACTTGCTAATACCGGACTTACAGTTGATAATATTAGACTAGTGAACAATAACATTTCTAATATTTCAAATGATAATCTTTTATTTGATAGCGTATTAAACATTCCTAACAGAGTTAGCGCACCGACTGCTCCGTTAACAGGATATGTTAAATTATATTCAAAGAGTACACCAGGCACTGGAGGTACCGGTTTATACTTTAAAGATACGCACGGAACAAACGATGAATTAATTAGCAAGACTAAAGCCTTGTTATATTCATTAATACTTTAAGGACAAAAAATGGCAATTTTAAGCACATCATTAGATACTACTGCTACACCAATTAGTCCTTTGCTCAGTGGAGATTCTGCTATTACGGTTATGATGTTTTGTAATTTAAACGAACCAGATCCTTTGGATGTAACAGCAGGCAGACAATATGTTAGCATTTATGCTGTGGCATCGGGGGATACTCCTAACACTACAAATTTGATAGCAAACGAAGTACCTATTGACGCAGGAGACACTTTTACATTTTCATCAGAACGATTAGTTTTAGGTGCGGGCGACCAAATACAAGCATCAACAACAGATTCGGGACTAGTTAGTGTAACACTAAGTTATGTAATTATTTAATTATGAAATATATTCGTAGACACAATTTTAATCCGGATAGATTCTTAGATGATACCATCCTCCAAAAGAGTGATGGTAACATTGAATTAAATCCGACTCAGCGTGTAGTTATACACGGAGATCTACAAGTTACTGGAAATATTCCGGGCCCGACTGTTTCTAATGTTTTATATGTTACAACAGATGGCAACGACGATAACCCAGGAAACGGTTTAGGTCCTGAGCAAGCTAAAAGATCATTAAAAGCTGCACTAGCAATAGCGCAGGAAGGAACAACTATCTATATTAGAAGCGGTGAGTACTACGAAGATAATCCATTAAGAGTACCTCCTAAAGTTTCTATTATTGGCGAT